ATAGTTAATGTTTCAGACTCCCTTTCTATTTTCTCAACTAATAGGTTGAAATGAGAAAAGTCTTTTTTAGAAGCTACTATTAACTTTACAATTTGTCCATCGTAGTCTTTAGTTAATTGAGCTTCTTTATCGCCTTCGTCGTAATTAACTTTAGAGTGTAGTTTATATGGATTAACTATTTGGTCGCAATCTAGTGTTTGGGAGTCAAAAATATGAAACCCACGAGTATCGTTATAATCGCTCCAATTAATTTCATATGTGTTTCCTAGGTAATATACATGACCGTTATCAGATTTAGTATGGAAATGCCCAGAATATACAGTGTCGTATCCCTTTAAGAACTCAGGGTTTCTTGAATGATACATAGAATTTACACCTTTGTGCATCTCAAAACCGCTTAGGTCGAAATGCCCCCAAGCAATAGCGCTTTTAGATTTACTAATGAAGTCGAGAATTTCTTCTTCGTTATCATTATTAATCCAAGGTATCATATCTACTTTATACCCATCATCTAACTCTAGAGTTGAAGCTTTAGCGTAAGCGATAATGGGGGAATGTCCGTTAATATCAAATAGCTGTTCTACTGAATTTACATCTACAGTATTCTTATAGTATGTATCATGATTACCAACAATAGTATGCATTGTAATGCCGTTATCAATCATAGGCTGAATAAACTCTTTACGCATACGGTTAAGCGTATCGAAGTTTACATACTTACGTCTGTCCATTAGATCGCCACAATGAATGATTGTTTTGATATCATTTTCTATTAGATAAGGAAAGAACGTATTAGTCCAAAACTTATAAAAATAATCAGAAAACGCTTTACTATCAGACCTCGCACCAAAATGCGTATCAGTGATTACGGCAACTTTCATCTACTCCCCCATAAACAAAGAAAGGTTGTGTTTAGATTCTTTTTCAACTTTCTTTGCATCTCTTTTAGCTTTCTTTTCGGCTTCTTTAACTTCCATCTTATCAATAAACTCTTTGATATGTACGTGAAAATCGCAAGAGCCTTGTTCGTTAATGTAGTCAAATGATTCTCTATCGTGTTCTTGTAAAGAGTCTAGTTGTTCGAAACCACCACCGTCGTCGAAATACTTGTACTTAACGTATTGTTGTTTTTTCTCGCGTTCAATTCTTCTAAGAAATGCATAGTAGATTATTTGAGTAAAATACGCAAAAGGGTTAGTTGATTTTTCTGGGTTAAAATTATGCATATAAGCAAGACAATTTTCAAGACCATCCGAAATCATATCATCCTTATAGGTGTAGTTTATGAAATTTGGTCTATACGAAAGTCTTTGAGCTATTTGTAAAAAGCACTTAGCAATATATTCAGTTACGTAAGGTTTCTTTATACCAGCATCTTCCTTTTCTTTAATGTCTTTTTGATATTCTATTAAAGCAGCTAGAAAGTCTTTGTTATTAATATAGTGGTTTTTGTTATCTTTATCTACTGGGTTATCTACTTTTTTAGGCACTTTATATTTCCTTATTAGTTTATTAGCTATCCTACTATTATACTATACAATTACAAAGAAGTAAAGTTTTATGTAAGTTAATTAATAGGAATAGGTGAACGAAGTGAGCCATTGAACGAACGAATGTGAGTTCAATTACTTATAGTGATATTAGAAAGTATATTACATTGAGTTATAATGTATTAGAAAGTATATTACATTGGTTAGATGATTTCAATCTCACTTCGTTCAATTGAAAATCGCAATCAAAGATTGCTCATGTTACTTTAACTTATATCTATTACTTTTATAACAGACGTAACGTTATTAAGAGATAGGTTACGGAATCCTATTTGCCACTAAATGTTAAATCATTTATCTCTAACGGACTTATTCCCAATACGTGGGATGTCCTGACACGGTTGTTTTAATTATTTATCCACTTACTCGGTGGCATCAAATTACAGACCTCAATTCATTATGTCGAATAGTATAGTCTGCTCACTTCGCTTTCGCTACTTTCCTAGTTGATATAATCTAGGCAGATACTTATTTATATGAGTAATATACGAAGTATTATACTATAAGAAAGTACAAAAGTAAAGTTTTTATGTAATTATTTTACTATGAGGGGTGATGATTGGTGTATCTACGCCAAACGCTAATGTATATTGCTCAGCTATGTGGTCATCTGCCTCGGCTATGAATAAAATATCATTTAAAGAAAGGTGTATAACGTCATCTTTACAGTTCATTAAGAACGGAGTGAATCCCATTTGAGCGCCATTTTCGTCTTGAGATATCATACCAACAGTTTGTGGGTCTTTGATAGTGATAGCCATATTTTCTTCGTTCATTTCTATAAGATCGCAAATAACTTCTACGCCTGTGTGTTTCATGTGTACTACTGTGATATTCATAATTTAATACTCCTAAGTTTATAATCAAATTTTTCTGTGTTGTAAATTTTTATCCTTTCAATGAAATGTTTCAATGAAAAGTTCTTGTGTTTCTTCCACGACAAATCGTCGCTGATGTCGAACAGTGTTGCTATTTCTTTTCCTTCTGCCTTACGTAACGCTCTACCAACCGATTGTAAATTTCTAATACGGGATTTACTAGGATGAGCGAAAATAATGTTATGAAGATTGCGAATATTAATACCAGTAGAATAAGTACCATACGAAGCAACGATAATGGCATTTGTACTAGTTTCGGTAAGCTGTCGAATTTCTTCACGAGCTTCAACTTTAGTGCTTCCAGATACAAAAAAGATAGGTCTATCAGGTTCTTTCTTTTTGAGGTATTCATATAATTTCTTTCCATGTTTTTCTACAAATTGAAATAACACTAAAGTATTAGTTGTTCTACTTAATGTTAAATCGCATATGAATTTATTTCTTTTTGCGTGAGCGATGATAAAATCGATTTCTTCTTGATATATCATTGGTTTGACGAATTTTCGTTCGTCGTCCGAATACTTTAACGTGACCGCTTCTATATGCAATTTAGTAATAGTATCATCGTCCATCAATTCTTTAGTTGTGATGACCTTTTTAACCGCACCAAACAAACCTTCAAGAACTAATTTATGTGTAGTTGTTCCATCAAGCGTACCTGTAAATCCAAATTTATATTTACAATTTGTCATTTTGGTTAAAATGCTTGTTAACGATTTAGATTTAAAGTTGTGAGCTTCGTCTCCGATAACGCAACCGAATTGAGAAAAGAAATCTTTCTTTAATTTATATATTGATTGCCAAGTAGTAATGACTATTTGTTTGTCTGTTACTTTTTCTTTACCGGAATATATTCTATGTACGTTATCTTCCGAAAATGTAGGATCTAATTCAGATGCGTAATCTTTGAAATCTTTATAAAGTTGTTCTACTAAAGAAGTCGTAGGAACAATAATAAGGACTTTATTATCTAAATGTTTTTTATAATATTGCGTCAAAGCGTATATCATAAAAGACTTTCCAGATGACGTAGGAGAAAGCATTAATGCCCTATCGTGGTTAATTGCGTGATTAACTGCGCTTACTTGATATTCGTACGGCTTAATAGGTTGTCCATTAGCGTATGGGTTTAAATTATTAGTAAATTCTTGAGTTTGTTCTAATAATTGCTTATGCCCAATTTCTGGATATTCGATAGTTAAATTGCGACGACTAGCGAACTCAATTATGTAGTGTAATAACCCAACATACACTTCCCCGCCAAATACGTTAAAAAGCCTTATTTTACCATCCCATGCACGGCTTCGGTATGCAGGCATAAACTTAGCACCTGGAACCTCAAACGTAAAGAAATCTGATAGTTCATGCGCTATCCCACTTTCGCTTTCTACGTTTAAAAAAACGTCGTCTTTAATATGTATTACTATATCACTCATTATATAATTAAATTACGCCTTGTGTATATTTTAAGAAATCTATCGCATTCTTTATAGCAAAACCTCTAACCGTAAACATTTTACAAACTTCGTCTAGATATTTTACTATTTCTTCTTGTAGTGCTACTCTAGCTTCAGCCTCTATTACGATAGGGTCTACCTTTACGTAGTCTTTAACTTCTCTATCCTTTAACACATATTCATATGGGTCTGGATCGTTTCCGTTATAATAATTAGTTCTACCTAACGATACTCTATATAATTCTGTCTTCAACTTCCTTAATTTCAAACGTTCACGCAATACCATTTTCAGATA